GTTTCCCAGTCACGATCTGTGTGTGTGTCTCTCTAAAAAGGTCCAGATTTGGCTGGTGGATGTAGTCGTGGCTCGGATCGCATGCGTGAATATGTTCTAAGGTTTTTTCCGGCCACGGTAACCGCAAATATTGTTCGGATTCGTGCAGGCCCCGCGCGTACCGGTGGGAGGAACGGCGGGATGTGGAGTTGCCTAAGAGGCGGGCCAACTATCAACCGGTGCCTAAGAAGATTCGTTCCTGTGGTGATTGCGGCGCTCCATTTCGAGCGTCGAACGGAAATCATCGGTTTTGTTCAAACTGTGCTGCTGACCGTCAAGCAGCGCACGTAAGGGCCCGACAGGCGCAGTCGCAAAAAATACGAACAGCGAAGGCAAGGGCAGCGCGCAATTGCAAGTGGTGCGGACGATCTGGGCTTCCAGGGCGGTCGCCTTACTGCTCATCCCTCTGTCGAGAGGCCGGAAGGCTTTACAGCACGCGAAAAACCCCGATTGCTGAGAAGTGGGCCGATCGAGATGGCACCGTTGCAGCGATAGTTGCGAAGTTTCAGCAACCAGCGTATCGCCGCTGTGAGTGGTGCGCTGTTCGTATTTTGGTCCGCCGCCAGTACTGCAGCGAGGAGTGTATGCGCCTAGCCCTCGGACATCGGCGCACGTCAAGTGCCGTTTATATCCGTGAATGTGAGGGTTGTGGTGAACTGAAAGTTGGCCGATCGAAGAGGTGGCGCTTTTGTTCAAAGGCGTGCCGCCGGGTGCGGCCAGTAACTACCAAGACCAGGCACTGCATATATGAACGGGACGGGTGGGCGTGCCAAATATGCGGCGATCAGACAGACCCGTCAGATTTTGAAGAAGTATTGGGGAGTGACGGGCGCGTTACCATTGTCGTAGGATATACATACCCCTCTCTTGACCACATAGTACCCAAATCTCTTGGGGGGCCCGACACCGTGGAGAATCTTCGAACAGCGCACCACGGTTGCAACTCTGATCGGGGCATCGGAGAAGACGACGAGCAGATGGCGTGGGCGATATGACGAATCGGGAGGCTTTGACTCAGGCTTTGGCCCGAATGGGGGAGTTGGCTGGGTTCGAAGCGGAAATCCAGGCGGCGTTTTCGATTGCCGATGAAATTGATGCGGGCAACGGCACGCCGGAAATGTTCCGGGAGTATCGGTTTGCCGTGAAGACGATTCGGGAGGCGCTGCGTGACGATTCAGGCGTTGACGAAGACATCAAGGCTCTCTTGGCCCGGTTGGGAAACTCCGGGTTGGGCTGAACCGCTTTTTTACACGGAGCAGTCGCTTGAGCGGGAATCGTTTGGGTGGCGTGTGGAGAACATGGCCCGTGAGTTGGGCGATCCGCTCATGTGGTGGCAGCGGATTGTTGCGGATGTGGCTCTCGAGGTGGACCCCGAAACGAGTTTGTTTGCATATCGGGACGTGGTTATTTCGCTGATGCGTCAGCAGGGGAAGACGCATCTTATCCTCTGTACGATTTGCGCCCGTTCGTTGTTGTGGGGGGAGCCGCAGCGGAGCATCTACACGATGCAGGACGGCCATAACGCCCGGATAAAGGTCAAGGAAGAGCTTCTACCTACTCTGGAAACGTCTCCGATATGGCCGCTGGTCAGACGTCCTTACTTGTCGGATGGGAACACGAACATTCTGTTCGAGAACGGTTCCCGAATGTCCGTTGTGTCTAATTCGAAAGCGTCGGGTGAGGGGCGGTCCGGTATTGATATGCTGGTGTTGGACGAAGCCCACGCTGACACTGACGACAATAGGGAACGGGCCCTAACGCCGACGACGGCCACGAAACGAAACGCCCAAATATGGACCCCCTCGACTCCCGGCGACGCGTCTTCTGTTCTGTTCCGCCGCAAGGTCGAGGAGGGCCGTGCTGCTGTCGCGTCCGGGAAACGGTCCGGTATCTGCTACTTCGAGTTCGGCGTAGCCGAAGACGAAGACCCTTACGATTTCAAGGTTCTTGAAAGGCGAATGCCGGCTTATGGGGTGCTGGTACACAAGGAATATTTGGACGCTGAACAGCGCAAACCCGAACCCCTCTACCGGCGAAATGTGGGGGGCCAGTGGGTTGAGGTTCAGGAACGTCTAATCCCGGATGAATGGTGGCTGTCTGTTGTCGACCGTTCTGTCAGAACTGACCAGGAAGTTTTAGCTATTGACGCTAGCGCTGACCGTGCGCTGGGGGTTGTTGCTCAGGCCGATAGTCAGGGGCGAGTGGAGCGGGTCGCTTCGAACCATGGTATCAACTGGCTTCTCCCCTACTTCCTTGAGAATGTTCCAAAGGGTGTCCGGGTTGCCTGCGATAAGTATGGGCCCGTGGCTGGTGTGGCTTCTGACCTTGAAACCGCCGGGTATCAGATGTTGTGGTTGGATTCGTTGGAATGCAGGAAAGCGTGTACTCGTTTCTACGACGACATTGCTGATAGCAAACTGAAGGCTCGACCTGATGAACATTTCGATGCTGCTGTTAGGTCGGCAGTTAAGCGGGTGTCGTCGGATTCGTGGGTTTGGCATCGTGACGCTCCGGGAGGCGAAATACTTATGGCCGCTTCTGTCGCCTACTACAAGGCCGTGAACACGGAACCGTGGGAGCCGGTAGCGTCGTGGGGTTGAAACTCGCAGCGGGGTTTACCATTATTGGAATTGTCGGGCTTTCGGTTGGGGTGGGACTGTTCGATTACCGGGCCGGGATTATCTGTTTTTCGTTGCTTGTTGGCGCGGTCGGCATCTGGCATCTCTCACAGGAGTAAACTTTGGATCTTCTCTCCGCGCTTGTGGGCGCCGAAACGCGCCACGACCCACTTATTGGCGAACCGTACTGGTATCAGTTCGGTTACCCGATTTACGGGTTGAATCAGACACTTCAGAACGATAAGGAGCCCGTTCCGGACTCCTTTGAAGGGTATGTGTCTCATGCTTATAAGGCTTCCGGGCCGGTGTTCGCTTGTGAACTTGTCCGGTTGTCTGTGTTTTCGCAGGCCCGCCCTATGTACCGTCAGCTTGTTGACGGTAGGCCCGGCGACTTGTTTTCGACTTCGTCGTTGAACGTGCTGCGTCGGCCGTGGCCGGGTGGGACAACGTCGAAGCTGAACAGCCGCGCATTAACCCACGCCGATTTTGCTGGCAACGCGTTCATTTACCGGAACGACAACCGGCTCTCTCTCCTCCGGCCCGACTGGGTAGATATTGTGCTCGGGTCGGACAATACCGAGATTGAACATCCGTCTGATGACCCTGAGTCTGTTGTTGTTGGTTACTTGTATTGGCCGGGTGGCAGGAACCGCGGGAATGAACCTGTCCCGTATTCAGTGGAGCAGGTAGCTCATTTTGCTCCCATACCGGATCCGCTTGCACAGTACAGGGGCATGTCGTGGCTAACGCCCGTGGTCCGGGAAGTGGCTGGTGATAAGCAGGCGACTGTCCACAAAAACAAGTTTTACGAGAATGGGGCCACACCGAACATGGTGATTAAGGGTCAGTGGACTGACCCGGAACAGATGGCGAAATGGCTGGCAGTTTTCGACGAGAACCACACCGGAGCGGCGAACGCTTACAGGCGGTTGGGTTTGGGTGCCGGAATGGACGCGACCGTTGTCGGTAAGGACTTCCAACAGCTCGACTTCAAAGCTGTCCAGGGTGCATCCGAAACCCGTATCGCTGCGGCGTCGGGTGTCGGGGCGGTTGTAGCGCAACTTTCTGAAGGGTTGCAGGGTTCGTCGTTGAACACGGGCAACTATCAGGCTGCCCGCCGGCGTACTGCTGATGTAACCTTCCGGCCTCTTTGGGATGAATATTTTGGTGTTCTCGAGCAGATTGTCACCGTTCCGCGCAATTCGATGCTGTGGTATGACGAGAAGTTCATTCCTTTCCTACAGGACGACGAGAAGGACGCCGCGGACATTCAGAACACCCGCGCGCAAACTATTCGTTCGCTGTTGGATGCTGGCTGGGAACCTGATTCGGTTGTGGCCGCTGTCGATAACGATGATTTCTCTCTGCTAACCCATTCCGGGTTGTTCTCCGTACAACTCCAACCACCTGGAGCAACGCACAGCGTGAATGTACCAGCAGAAGCCGCCTCTGCTCTTTTGGGTGTCGGGTGGACACGACCCCAAGTCAAACCTCTCCAGGAGACACCTAATGACTGAACGCATTTCTAGAAGCTATGACTTCACCGTCCGCAACCTCGACGACACTGAAGACGGGTTGACCCTCGAGGGGTACGCTGCCGTTTTCGACACGCCAGCTTTGATCCGCGACCGGCTGGGCGAATATGAGGAGACTATTGCTCGGGGTGCGTTCGCGCGGACGCTGAACGCGAAAACACCGGTCCTCCAGTTCGACCACGGCACCCACCCGATGATCGGTTCTATTCCTCTTGGGTCTATCCGCAAAATAGAAGAAGACGAAAAGGGTTTGTTTGTGCGGGCGCGGCTGTCGGATAACTGGCTTGTACAACCTGTCCGGGAGGCCATTTCTGAAGGGTCTATTTCGGGTATGTCGTTCCAGTTTTCAGTGACCCAGGACGAGTGGAATGATGATTCTACTGCCCGGACGATCCGGGAAGTGAAACTTTACGAACTCGGCCCTGTCGTTTTTCCCGCCTACGAGCAGACCTCCGTCGGCGTTCGTAGCGAACTGTCCGACCTTTTGTCCTGCCAGAACACGGTAACCGAACTGGCTAGGGCCATCACCTTTGCCTCATCTGAACCCGCCACCGGCACTTCGGGTGAGGAAACCGACAACCCGCCAACAGAGGCACTTGTCGTCACGCAAGACGAACGGAAGGCACTTGCTGCCCCGTTCGACCAAATTCTAAAAGGAGTTATCGCAAAATGAGTGACAAGCTCACTGCGCGGCTTTCCGAAATCAAAGAGGAAGCACAGGCTCTCCGTTCCGAACTGTCGGAGCTGGTAGAAGCCGAGGAGCTTTCCGAAGATCAAGAAACCCGCTTTGCGGAACTGACCGGCGACGAATCGCCCATTCAGGCTCTCACCGAGGAACGCGACCAGATCGAGAAGCGGCTAGCTGTTCTCGACGCCGCGGACAAGCTTGGTAGCATTGAAATCGGCGAGGACCGGTCAGTCCATTTCATGAAGCAGACAAACACGGACGTTGATGTTCGTACTGCTTCCCGTACGGAGGTCCGCGACGCGGCCCTCAAAACACTCGAAAATGAGCATAAAGGCGACGTACCCGTTTCGGACGAGTCAGCAGCTCGCATTGAGAAGCTGATCCGCACACGGAACGGCGACACTGACGGTGATAAGATCGCCCGTCGGCTGCTCATCACAGAGAAACCCGCCTACCGTAGCGCTTGGATGAAGGGTGTTACTCAGGTGACCCCAGCATTCGACGCTGACGAGGTTCGGGCGCTCAACGAGTTCCGCGCTACTGAACAGTCGTTGACGAACGCTTCTGGTGGTTTCGGTGTGCCGGTTCTTATCGACCCGACCATCATCCTTACCTCCGGTGCTGCAGTTGCACCCCTACTGAACGTGTCTCGTATCGAATCGATCACGAACAACATTTGGAAGGGTGTTTCGAGCGCTGGCGTGGCATTCACATCTACTGCTGAGGCGACTGCTGCTACGGCTACTCAGGCGACGTTGGCACAGCCGACTGTCACACCCGAGAAGACAATGGCGTACATTCCCTATTCGTTCGAAATCGAGGGCGACTACCCCGGTTTCGCAGGGGAAATGGCTGCGCTCATTGAGCAGGCGTACCTTGACTTCCTTGCTGAGGAAACAGCGACCGGTGCTGCCGGTGTTGTCGGGATCTTCACGGCGATCGACGCTACAGCAGGTTCCGAAGTTGCTGTCACCACTGACGGCGCTCTCGGCCCTGAGGATGCCCTTAAGGTGTTCTCGCAGCTGCCGGAACGGTACAGGCCGCGGTCTAACTGGTTCTTCGATATCACAGTTGAAGAGCAGTTGCGTCAGCCCGGAACATCGAACGAATCGTTGTTCACGGTTAACGCTGCGGGTGAGTCAATTCCGAGACTGCTCGGTAAGCAGGTTCTGCTCTCTGACTACGCTCCAAGTTTCACTGGCACGACCGGTGCGAGTAACCTGGCAATAGTTGGGGATTTCAGTCGCTACGTAATAGCGCAGCGTGTCGGTATGAACGTGGAATTGATCCCTAATGTGGTGGATGGCAACGGCGTTCCAACTGGGCAAAGGGCCTGGTTGGCCTGGGCCAGGGTTGGTGCCGATTCGGTCGACGACAACGGATTCCGTTTGTTACAGAATACTTGAGTTGTTCTGACACGCGTATTCCACTATCATGTGGGGCGTGTCAGACAACCAAAAGTGCGAGTGGTGTGGGTCATCTTTCGGGGTGGCCCGCACCAACAACCCGAAGCCCAAGCGGTACTGTTCGCACAACTGTCGAGTTTCGGGTTATCAAAAATCCGTTAGAGAACGCAAGTTCAAAGAGCGTTCAACTGAGTGTCCCGAATGCGGGATTGCGTTTCAACAGAACCGGGTTGGAGCCCCCCGCAAATACTGCTCGGATCAATGCAAGCGACGAGTCTCCAATCGTGCGGCGCGGCGCAGGCTAAAACCCCTGTCTGAACCTGTTGTTAGAAAATGCGCCCATTGCGGCGATGGGTTCATCGCTACGAACCGCGCCAGGATGTACTGCCCCGACAAGTGGTGCACACAGTTGGCATATCGGGCCCGCAAGCAGAAGAACGCACCCCCGCGCGTGCGCGATCATCTGGTGATTTGCGACAACTGCGGAACCGAGTTTATGGGGAAACATCCCTCAGCGCGGTGGTGTTCCAAGAAGTGCGCCAATTACTACTGGGGCAAGGTTCGGGCACGCCGGCGCAACGAGGCGACCGGCGAAGGTCTGTATGCCGACCTTCAAGTTTTCGAGCGGGATAACTGGACATGCCACATCTGTGGCGATTCGGTTGATCCTGACCTCGACCGCTCTCATGAAATGGGGGCAACAATCGACCACATCACCCCGATATCGAAGGGTGGTTTGGATGAGTTAGACAATGTGTCCCTTGCTCACTGGTTTTGTAACCGGAAGAAAGGGGCCAACTAAGTTAGTGCAGAAAAATCCCTTAAGGAGGGAGAGCAATGCCCGATGTATACGCTAAATCGAACACGTCTATCAGTAACCAGCATGGGGTTGTTTACCGGCTTGTTGCCGGTGAGGCGTGGGATGCGGACGATCTGCTAGTTAGAGCCCACCCGGAAGCGTTTGCTGATTCGCCGCCCAGGCGTCGGACTTCGAATGGGTGGGTCGAGAAAGCTTCTGCAGCGCCGGGCGAAAAGCGTAAGAGTGGACGTTAACGACGTTTTCGTCGGTTACCTCCACCCTAACAACCTTTCAGCTTCGTTCCACCAGTCGTATTTCAAACTTCTACAATACGATGCGGCGTCTAACCGGCGGTTGTCTAGTTGGGGGAATATCCGCACGTCGGGGTATTCGATTCCCGAGGGCCGTAACGAACTGTTCGAAGGGTTTTTGCGGACTGACTGTAAGTGGATTCTTATGGTCGACGCGGACATGGGTTTCCAACCCGATGCCCTCGAGCGACTGTTGGATGTTGCCGACCCAGTGGAGCGTCCTGTGGTGGGCGGATTGTGTTTCGCTTACCGCGATTCTGGGGAGGATGGGTACGGCGGGTTCCGTTCGTATCCACTACCAACAATCTACGATTGGGTTGAACACCCTGACGGGTTGAAGCGAATGACCGGACGGAAACATTACCCGGTTAACAGTCTGATCCGGTGTGCGGGCACGGGTGCAGCGTTTATTCTTATCCACCGGAGCGCGGTGGAGAGGGTCAAAGAGGAGTACGGGCCGACATGGTTCGACCGTCTTCCCGGCCCCGACGGGCTGTTAGGCGAAGACATTTCGTTCTGCTACCGGCTGGGAGCGTTGGGTGTTCCAATTCATGTGAACACTGGGGTTCGGACAACGCATCATAAAAACATTTGGGTGTCGGAACCGGACTTTTGGTTAGACATGCAAGTCCCGCCCGCGACAGACAGTGTGGATGTGGTTGTTCCAACAGTTAAGGAACGGTTCGACCACCTACAACCTTTGTATGAGACGTTGGTTGCTTCTACGGGGTTGGCTAAATGTTGGTTTGTGGTTGATGAAGATTTGGATTCTAAGAAGGCCGATTTGTTGGAAGGTATGGGAGCTGAACTTCATTGGGAGTCTGGGTCTTTCCCCCACAAGCTGAATGCGTGGTATGAGAGGTCGGGGGCTAAAGCACCGTGGATCCAGGTGGTTGGGGATGACTGCCGGTTCCATCCCGACTGGTTCAACAAAGCCATGTTCGTTGCCGGGAAATACGATGCGAAAGTTGTTGCTACCAACGACCTGACTAACCCGCGGGTGACCCGCGGCGAGCATGCGACGCACCCGCTTATCAACCGGAGGTATGTTGAAGAAGTGGGTTCTTCGTGGGGTGGGCCCGGGGTGTTTTGCCATGAGGGGTACGCACACAATTTTGTGGATGATGAACTGGTGGCGGTGGCGAAACAGCGGGGAGTGTTTCAGGCTGCTTTGGGTTCGATTGTGGAACATTTCCATCCGCTTACACAGGGACGGCCCGCGGACGCTACGGACGAGAAGAACCAGGCAACGTTCAAACAGGACGGTAAACTGTTCCGTACCCGTTTCCATAAGTATGGGTGATTTGACGGTGGTAGTTTGCACTATCCCAGAACGCCGCCAACTGCTGGGCAGGTGCCTGTGGTTTTTGGAGCATCAGGGACGCTCCGACTTCAAAGTGTTGGTTGCTCACGGTTCGAAACGAGGCAAAGGCGACAAACTGAACTTGGCGTTCAGTCTGGCGAAAACGTCTCATGTTATGGTGTTGGACGATGACGATTGGCTGTCGGAACGGCACATGGAAGTGGTTTTACCCGAACTGGATTATGATTTTGTTGGGTATGACGCCGTTCAGATGGTCAACGGCAGGTTTAACCAGGTCATCCACCAGGAAACAGCGTCGCATATTTGCCCGATTCGAACCGAACTCGCCCAAGAGGTCACGTTCGGGAACGAGTATTTAGATGACATCACTTGGACGAAACGGGTAGCGGAACTGGTCGAAACAGAAACGTACATCGACGACCAGTTGTACTACTACGACAAGTGGAACCGGAACGGCCGGGGGTGGTCCCCACCGCGGCATGTGGGGAATTGGCCGCACGATAAGTCTCGGTGGCAGTGGATATGAGCGTCACCAGTCTCGTTACTGGCGGTGCAGGGTTTATCGGATCCCACCTGGCCGAACAACTTGCCGGGTTAGGTCACCGTGTGGTGGTCGCCGACGACCTGTCCGGCGGGTTCCGAGAAAACATACCCAACGGGGCGGTGTTCGACCACATCAACCTGGTGGACGGCGACGTCGATAACCTGTTCCGAACGTGGCAACCCGACTATGTGTGGCACCTCGCAGCGTACGCAGCCGAGGGGTTGTCCCATTGGGTGCGAGCCCATAACGTAAAGAACAACTGGTTAGCTTCCACCCGACTGATAAACGCTGCGTTAAAATACAAGGTTGAACGGTTCACGTTCACCTCGAGCATGGCAGTCTACGGTTCGCAACCTCCACCGTTTGTTGAAACGATGCGGCCGGCACCTGAAGACCCTTACGGAATAGCCAAGTTCGCGGTGGAACAGGATTTACGGACCGCCGGCGAAGTGTTCGACTTTCCGTATGTGATTTTCCGTCCGCACAACGTTTACGGACCCAGGCAGAACATCGGCGACCCGTACAGGAACGTTGTTGGTATTTTCATGCGGCAAGCCATCGAGGGGGATCCCCTGACAGTGTTCGGCGACGGAACCCAAACCCGCGCCTTTTCACATATTGCGGATATTGTCGGTCCGATGGTCCGGTCGCTGTCCGTGGATTGTGTTGGGGAAACGTTCAACATTGGCGGTGAGGAGATAGTGACTATCGGCGAACTGGCGGAACGGGTCCGCGGGTTGTTCCCCGGTGCGGCCGTGGAACACATGCCGGAACGGTACGAAGTGAAACACGCGCACTGTGACCACACGAAGGCTAGGGAAATGTTGGGGTTCAGTCCGTCCGTTTCGTTTGATGTCGGGTTGGCCGGGATGGCCGACTGGGCGCGGTCGGTGGGGGTTAAACGGTCCTCGACACCAGAACTGGAATTGGTGCGTGGTCTGCCGGTGTTCTGGCAGAAACGAGTGGAGGAAAGTGTTGTATGACGGTTTGGACTGTCGGTTGGCTGGTTTGGTTGGGGTTGTTCCTAGCTATTGAAGGGGCGGCACTGTTCAACAAACAATCCGGTGACACCCTGTCGGAACATGTGTGGAAGTGGTTTTCGATTAAAAGCAAGCCGAAGGGTTACCAGCTGCGTAGGTTCGCTTTTCTTGCGTTTTGGGCGTGGCTCACCGTCCACTTTTTTACGGGCGGTTGGGTGTGAGGAAACATTTGTGGGTTGCCAGGAAGGCCCCCACCCAGTTGAAAACCGGGTATAAAAAGTCGTCCCGTCGGGTGGTTGAGGGTGTCGCCAAAACCGGTGAGGTTTCACCGAAAGGTTTGGTGGCTCACACTGAACATTGGGATGGTCGGGTAGCCGCCGAAGCCGGACCAAGCACGTTGCGGTATGTGATTGAGAAGAACGGGCGTATCCGTCCGATGACCTTCAAAGAGATGGTCGATAAAGGATATTTCATAATCGGACGCGGCCCTTCGGGTGTGCGTGTTAGGAGACAACATGAGCGATAAGATCGCTAAGAAAAAGGCTGAACTTGAGCTGTTAGAAGCCGAAGCTGAGTTCCGTGCGAAAAAGGCTGACGGCTCACTGACGATTGAGGATCGCCACGCTCTACGCGAACTGCGTCAGTCGTTCAGGGAAAATGTGCGGCAACCTGTCAAGGATGGGGCTGCTGTGGAAACTATCAACTCGAAAGCGAAGGCACATAAATAATGGCTGTTTCTTCTGGGCTGTATGGCCTGACCCTAGAAAAGTTTTTTATTGATACTGTCGGTGACTCGTTGGAGGCCGAAGACAATGAACTGGCGTTGGTTACTGACACTCACACTCCGAACTTCGACACCCACGATTTCGCCGCGGACTTGACTAACGAGATTACTGGCGGTAACTACGCCCGTGAACCGGTCACTACTACTGAGGTTACGTTGTCGTCTGGGGTGTTGACGTATGATGCTGCGGACACCGTGTACGACAATGGCGGTTCGGACGATGTGACGATTACGAACGCTGAAGCTTCGGCGTTTATCATTGACATTACGAACGACGCGGATTCGCCGCTGTTTTGTATGCACGACTTCACTGCGCCGGCGTCGTGCTCTAACTCGACGTTTACTGTGCAGTGGGCTGGTACTGGTCTGATAACACTCGACTACACACCGTAAATGAGTGAGCCCGGTAGGGCGTATTTGTGTACGGGTTCGGTGAATTGCTGTTTCGTTGACGGCGAACCCTGCGTGTTTTCGGTTCGTGATGTTGCTGGCCGGGACTACGCATGCGGGTTGATGGTCAAATACGGTTCGTGGGATCTGGTGAACAAGTCACCTGAATACGGGCCTGTTGGCGACTATTGGAAGTCCACTGGACAAGAATTCAACCTGTGTGAAACTTCCGACCCGGCGTTTTGTTGCCGACCGGAGTTCAGGCAGGGAAGACACAACGAGAACTGCGAACCGGGGTGCGTGGAAAAGGTGGGTGTCTGAGTGGCTACTTGGAATATTCCCGTTGTCTCAGACCCCGAAATTTCAGGGGCTGCTAACAGTGACCTGACGGGCACAGCCCAGTTGGACGAGTCGGGGAAACCCGGCGATTTCGATTCAAGCGTCACGGTTAACTCGGTGCGGATCGTCCACCAAGTTACAGGGTCGGGGCTCGCCGACGACGTTTGGGATATTGGAACTGCGGCTGTCGAACTTCGGGATTCGACTGGGGGGGCGCTCGCTTCTGTCACTCCCGGTGCTGATGCGGGCAACGGGAACGAAAGCCACCAAGTTGACCTGACGGACAACTCTCCGACTTCTACTGACGGAGCGGACTATCAGGGTTCGTTGACCCTGGAGGCTGCGGGTGGAGGTTCGAGAACTTGGGCGGTGTACGACCGTTCGGGTATGCCCGACGGTGGTGCGTTGGTTCTTGACGGTGGAGCCACCGAAACTTTCGTTGTCGTTGACTACACGGCGGGTAGTTCGTCAGGAACTGCCACTCCTGCTGTTATTGCTAGGTCTTTCGGTGTCGAAACTGCCACACCATCAAACACGGATGGTGGAACGGCGACACCTGATGTCACCGCTAGGTCTTTCGGTGTCGAAACGGCGACTGTTGCGGGTAGTGTGGTTGTTAACCCGGCCGTTATTGCTAGGTCGTTCACCGTTCCGACCCCCACAGCTGGCGATTTGGGGTCGCACGACTACACAACATATTTCGTTCCGCCCACTGCCGGCACATCATTGGATTCGGGGTCGGCGGCGGATGTTGACGAATGGCCGTTCTCGGCTTCTGATAACGCTTACATTCAAACGACCGCTTCCGCTTCGGATAATGTGGAGTGGACCGGGTTTGACCTGTCTGGTGCCCCTGGAGATAAAAAGGGTTTCCGTATCTGGGCGCAAATGTACTGCGACAACGCTACCGGATACTCCATCGACGAGATACGGTTGGTTGAAGGTGGCGGACCGACAACACTGTGGACGGATTCGTCTCCTGGGATAAGTGTTACGGAAACTTCGCCGGGGTCGATTTACGTTATTGACATTCCTGACTCTGCGTTTTCTGGCGATCCCGACATTGACGACCTTGACATTGAGTTCGATGTTACGAATTTGTTGGCTAGCAATAACCGGTTGCGGTTTGCTGGGATCCGTTTGTCGAAGTCGCCGTTCACGTCAGCCGAGGAAACAGCTTTACCGTCTGATTTGTCAGGGCAGGATTATGCGGTTTATTCGGCGGACAGTCTCGCAACACTGGGTGCCGCCAACAACGAAGACCTGGTTGTTATACCCGATGCGTCTGGCAACGGGCGGCACATGCTGCGCATTGCCGGTTCGACCAGCCAATACAAAACAGCCGATAGCGGGTACATAGATTTCCCGTCTACTGCTAACAGGTTTATTGGTGCGTGGGGTTCGCGAGTTACCGGCAATCATATTTGGCATATCCGGTTGTACCCGGAAGACACAACCACCACCCAAGGCGTTTTCTCGACAGCCGGTGAGATAGCGGAGTCGGTTGGGACACCGACCGACCCCAACGATAAAAACATTCTTGGAATCGACGACGAGGGCAGCGGCGACAAGTTCCTCCTAATGTCCGGCGACGGCACCGGCCCCGCCCACCTGTACGGTTCGACAACGGTCACATTCGACGCCTGGGTGAGGGTCACTGAGTGGATACAGGACTCCGGCAACGAACACCTATGGTTGAACGACGACGCTTCGCCAGACATTGATGGTGCGTCGGGGTCGAACAACCTTTACGTCTGGTCGTTGGGTGACAGAGAAACAGATGACCGACCGTTCCAAGGGCGCATCTCCGAGTTTTGGGTTATCGACGGCGGCTCGATCACCGAAACGAACATTGACGACGCCCGCGACGAGTGGGTTAACGGACCGGGTACCGCCGGTACTGCAACCCCAGCGGTCATTTCCCGGTCGTTCACCGTCGAAACAGCTTCCCCGGTTGGTCCTGCTGTCGCCACCCCCGCAGCAACAGCACGCAGTTTCACAGTGGAGAACGTCACCCCGGTCGGTGCTGGTGTGGTTGCACCAGCTGCGGTAGCTCGAACATTCGCAGTCAACCAGGCGACAACCGTTGGTGGCGCAGCGGTAAACCCTGGTGCAGTGACAAGGGTGTTCACCGTGGACGCTGTTACGACATCGAACACCGACGGCGGAACCGCAACACCGGCTGTCACCGCTAGAACGTTCGGTGTTGAATCGGCTTCTCCGGTTGGTGGCGGTGTTACGAACCCGGCAGTAGTGTCCGGAACGTTCGGTGTTGAATCGGCGGGCGTTGCCGGTAGCGGAGCCCCGGCAGTTTCGGCCATAGCCTTAAGTTTCACAACCCCGCAGGCAACTCCGGTCGGTCAGGGTGCCACCACACCCACACAAATAGGCCTGTCAGCCGTTTTACCGGCGGTCACACTGTCTGGTGGTGCGGTCGTTACTCCCGGCGTTCTAAACGTCGATTTAACAATTCCGGCCGTTTCGATATCTGCGGGTGGATCAGCGACAGTCAACCCGAACTCTATTGACATGCTCGCCAGCTTGCTGCAGGCAACCCCTGTAGCACCCGTTACTGTGTCACCTTCGGACATCACCGCTACTTTGACGGTGCCCGCGGCGACAGCAAAAGGTGGGGGTGTCTCTACCGCCGCAGCAACGGATTTAACGTTCGACGTTAACCAGGCCACACCGGTCGCGCCCACAACAGTCACCCCGAACTCAACGGATGTTGTTTTTGGTTTGCCCGGCGTGTCCGTGGTCGGGTCTGCGGGTCCGACACCAGGAACCATCGACTTGACGGTGGTTATTCCTTCGGTGACACCGGCGAACAGCGACGCTGCCGCAGTTTACGTTTATCAGGAGGGCGGAGTTTCGGTGAGCGTCCAATTCGGCGGCGGAACGGCCGACAGGGTATCGGGGTCGTTGACCAGTTCGTCCGATTCGGGAAGCCTTACAGCAGGGAGCCAATCATAAATGAGCCAACTACTAGCCGGCGCAGGACCGTATTCACTGACCAAAACATGGTATGTGGACGGCACCCCAACAGACGTCGGTGATGTGACCATTGGCGTTACCGACGGGAACGGCGGCGAGGTTGTCGCCCCACTCACAGCAACGACGAACAACGCTGACGGCACCTACACTTACTCTTTAGCCGACCAGGCCAACCCGAACATTCTTACCGTCACTTGGACGAGATCTGACACGGGTGCTGACCTTAAAGACCGGCTGGAACTAGTCGGCGGTTGGCTGTTCACCGAAGCGCAAGCTAGAGCGTTCAGCGCCAAAGCCGACGCCACATCCGCACTCGTTCCGTTGGCGTCCGAAACAGAGTATCCCGATGCGACCATCGCCGACGAACGAGCCAGGATCACCGAAGATTTAGAATACTGGACGGCGCGAGGGTGGGTTCCCCGCTACGCCCGACTAGAACTTGCCGGTAACGGCGGCAGCAGCCTGTCTCTCCGGGACGGGTTCTGCCGCACCGCCGACGGACATAACCTGCACCGGCCGGGACGACTGTCAGACATTTCACAGATCCTTTCCGTTACTGTATCGGGAACTTCGGTGACGACAACCAATGTTGAGGTTGATCCGGTGCGGGCCAGGTTGATACGCACAGATTCGGGGTTGTGGACACTGCCCACCACGAGCTCTCCGTATAATGTGGTTGTTGAATACGCTTACGGGCTCCCCTACCTTGTCGATGGGGTTGACCGGGTAGCGTTGAAGATACTTGTTGACCGGTTAGTGCCCTCTGCCTGGCCGGATCGGGTGCTGTCCGCCGACACGGAATATGGGACGACACGGTTTGTCCAACCCGGCGGGCCGATGCACAACGTGTCGCGGCTTCCCGAGGTTAATGATTGGGTGAACCGGCACGACCATCGGATCATGGTCGGGTAAATGGCAACATCTAAATTCCAGAACCTCCGCGCCGCTCTCGTAACAGCTATCTCTGCCCGGCTCGCCACGGACGGTGTGTCCGACGTGGAAGTGTTCGAATACATGCCGATGGGGAACGCCACACGCGAGGATCAAATCTGGTTGGGGCGTATCAGCGTTGAACAGGAACCGTTGTCGATGGGAGGCACGGGCCGACAGGTAGGCGAAACCATCCGCATCGACGTTTCGGTACGGGCCCCACGATATGGCTCTGACCAGGACGATATGAAAGCCGCGGAACAACGCGCCGAAGCTATGTGGGGTTCAGTGGAGAACGCCCTACGGAACGATTCCAGCGTGTCTTCAACGGTCATGTTCACCGACATCGACTCGTTCGAAAGTATTCCCGACTACGACGAGCACGGCGCTATTGGAATCATTGAAGCGACCATTGTCGGAATGTCGAACATATAGGAGAAATTGGTATGGCTACTAAACCGGTCAAATACAAGGCGGTCGTGAAACTGTCGTACGAAGACGGGGCCTTTGTCGAACCGGGCGAAACCCTCACAGCGAAGCAAGCTGCACGGCTCGAGGACGAGGACGCATGGCTGATCGACCAGGAACTAGTCGAGAAAGTGACGGTTAAGTGATGGCCGCTGTTCATGGCAAAGGTTCTGCTGTCCTTTTCGACGAGAACGACCTTTCTTCTTTCTTCAACCAGTACAACACTTCCCGCCAGATTCAGGCGGTCAATACGACCACGTTCGGCAACGACGACAAAAACTATATAGCCGGGGTTGAGGGCGGAACGATAAGCGTTCAGGGCCTATTCGACGGTGACACTGGAGCGGTGGACGCCGTTTTGGATGGTTCTATTGCGTCCGAAGCCATTATCACCTTATGCCCGCAAGGGTATGCAACCATCGGTAACAAAGCGGTGATGGCTAAAGGCGAACATGTTTCTTACCAGATTCGCAGTACGACCACCGACGCTGTCCGTATCACAGCTGGCGGTACCGTTGATGGTGGTGTTCGAACCGGTGGTGTGATACTACAACCGTTAGAAGCGGAAACAACTACCACGAACAACAGTTCGCACGATTCGTCGGCGTCGTCAGCGAACGGGGGGGTAGGCCACTTGCATGTGACCGCTTTCTCTGGGACTAACGGTGTCGTCAAAATCCAACATTCAGCTAACGATTCGACGTGGGCCGACCTCATAACGTTCTCAACGGTCACGGGTACCACAGCGGAACGTTCCCTGGTCACTGGCACAGTAAACCGTTACCTGAGGTTTGCTATTACGACTGACAATTTTACGTCTATGACAGTTTTCGCATCTTTTGCGAGGAACCGCCGGTAAACCCACCGGCCCTACTAATTAAGGAGCTATTTTATGGCTTTCGTTCATGGTTCTAACAGCGACATTGTGGTCGATGCAACGAACCTTTCCCAATATGTTGATTCGGTCAATCACGACCGGTCGGTGGACACTGCCGAAACTTCAGCGTTCGGCGACGATGACAAAACGTTTATCGCCGGACTCGAGGACGGTTCGTTCCAACTTAACGGACACTGGGACGCCACACAAGAAGCCGCATTGTCGGGCACGTTCGACGGTGCACTGGTGAATATCACTTACGGTCCTGCTGGTTCCGGGTCGGGTTCGTTGGCGTACACCTGTACTGTTCTTGTGACAAACTATTCGGAAACTTCTAGTGTTGCTGACCGGGTGAACTGGTCGGCGTCTTTCCAGCGTTCCGGCGCGTTGACTCGGGGTTCGTACTAATCAGCCAGATTGTGGTTAAGGGTCTCGACGATTTCCGTCGGGACTTACGCCGGGTTGATAAACGGTTACCGAAAGCACTGCAAGTAGCTCATAAGAAGGTGGCGCGGCGGGTGGCCGAAAAGGCGAAACCTGCTGTTAAGGGGTTGCCGTCTCCTGGTGGTTCTAAGGCCGTGTCGGGGATCCGCGGCAATGCCACACAGAAAGCTGCGCGGATAACACTATTGGGTAGCAACCCGACCATCCGGGCCAACGTGTTCGGCACCCTCTCACATACCGTGTTCGGAAGGACTATTCCGGGTTCTGGCCCGTGGAAACCGTGGTTGGGTAAAACGTGGCAACCCGAAGATTTGTACGGGTTGGGTCCGGTTATTAAAGACACTGCCGACGGGTTCGCTTTGGACGAGTACGCCGACGCCATTTCGGACGCTTTCAAAGTGGCGTTCCCTGACTGATGGAAGGTTACGCCAAGGTTCCGTTAGAAGAACTGTCGCTGTTAGAGGCCGCCGACCATGTTGATGACGCGTCCTGGTGGGACAACACGTTACCGCCCATCCTCCAAAACTACCCCCAAATAACCATTGATGATTATTGGGGTTTGTCGGTGAAACATCACCGACTGTTATGTGAATGGCTTGTCAAATCAGGAGTTATCAAAGATGGCGACAACCCGGAAACGTAACGTCGAAATCGAGTTCCTTGTCGATGACAAGCGAGCCACGAAATCATTAAAGAACATTGAGGGTCAGGTAACAAAAACTGGCAAAGCGTTTTCTTTGGCTGGGAAACTGATTGCTTCGGGAATTGTTGTAGACAAAGTTGTTGATTTTGGGCGTGCTTCGATCCAAGCTTTCACTGACCTGAACGAGTCGATGAACGCTGTTGAGGTTACGTTCGGTGGCGCAGCTCAAGGAATCAAAGAACTCGGTGAGGGTGCCGCTGAATCGTTGGGTTTGAGCAACGCAGAATTCAACTCGCTTGCTGTTTCGTTCTCCGCTTTTGTTGAAGAAATAGCCAGAGGGTCAAACACGACAGTTGTTCCGGTCATGGAAGACCTCACGACCCGTATTGCTGATTTTGCTTCAGTGATGAACATTGATGTTGCGGAAGCCGCCGAGAAGTTCCGGTCTGGGCTGGCTGGCGAAACGGAGCCGCTCCGCAAATTCGGAATTGACCTTTCTGCCGCTGCGGTCAACGCCAAAGCCCTCGAACTTGGGTTGGCAGGGGCGAACGACCCGCTCACCGAACAGGAAAAGATCCTGGTCCGCTACGAACTGTTAATGGGCCAAACCAACAAAACCGCCGGGGATTTCCTCAACACGTCAGACGAACTAGCCAACTCGTTGCGGATCACCAATGCTAGGTTCGAAGATTTTAAGGCCCGCGCCGGTGAAGAACTTGCGCCAGCGCTCGAGAAAGCGGTTGACGCCGGCACGAACCTGCTCGACGCGTTCGACGAGGACGTGAACCTGGGGTGGACGCAAAGGCTCTCAGCTGGCTTACAGACTATTCTGGGCGAATCCGAAGAATCGGTTCAGGCGTACATACGTCAGAAGGAAGCACTCAATGACCTGGCTGATGCCGCGGACGACGTAGAACCGTATGTTCCGACCGAAGAACAGATAGAACTTGCAGCAGCCGCCGACGAAAAATACCGGCTGATGAGCGAAGCCCTCGCAATACTCGAAGAGAGTTCTAAGGGTGCCACGTCAGCACAACAAGATTTCATTGACCAGCAGAAGGCGCAAGTAGACCCAGCTTTCAAACTGTTGAAAGCACAAGAAAAAGTTTCCGATGCGCTAGAGGTTTATAACCGAATTCTCATAGATGGCAAACCGGGCTCTAAAGAAGCCGAAGACGCAGCTATTGACTTGGGGTTGGCGCTCCTTGGGTTGGATGAGGCTGCCGCCGATTTGGGAGCCACAGATGGTGGTATTCAATCTTCCGTTGCGGCCATTCAGGATCTGTTAGAAGACGCGAAAATTGCACCAGAGATTATTCAGGCGATCATAGACAAAATCCTCGAGTTCAACACGACACCAATTAACACCAAAAACGTGTTCATACCTGGTGTTGGTACGGTCAAAACAGGCGAAGGAACAGCGTCTGTCGGCGGTGACGGAACCATGATCGGGTTCGCTGACGGTGGGATGGTGCCCGGTCCGAAGGGTGCTCCCGTCCCAGCGTTAGTTCATGGAGGGGAAATGATCCTAAACCCTGACCAGCAAGCCGCACTAAAAACAGCCGCTCCCGGTACGGTGATAACCCTCAACGCGCTTTCGTTGTCGGATAGGATGCTTAAAGAAATCCAGGAAATGGCCCGCCGGTCATGACAGCATCCTATAACACTGATGTTGATGTAACCGTCGAAGTGGCGTTCGGTGACGACGTGTTCGACACCCCAACATGGACCGATGTTACGTCTGTTGTTCGTGGGTTTACGACCAAACGTGGCCGGTCGAGGATACTCGACCAGATGCAGGCCGGGGAAGCTGTTTTAACGTTCGATAATTCGACGGGGGATTTCAACCCCGAAAACACGTCTGGTTCGTATACGCCAGACGTGAGAGTGTTCACCCCAATACGAATACAGGCCGACTACAACGCGGCAACCTACGATTTGTTTCGTGGGTTCGTCGAAACGTGGGATGCACAGTTTCCAGCATCAGCCAAAGACAACATTTCGGTTGTGAAATGTATCGACGCGTTCCGGCTGTTCGCCATGTACGAAGATGAACTAACCGAATCGCAAGAGTTTTCGGGCACTCGGATCGGTAACCTGTTAGACACTGTTGGGTGGCCCGCCGGCTGGCGGGACATCGACACTGGCACACACAACGTTCAGGCTTTGTCCGCTGAGTTCGATTCGGTGTTGAATCAGATACACCGGACGGTACTTGTTGAACAGGGATTGTTTTGGATTGCTGGTGATGGTAACGCAACGTTCAGGGATGCGAACACTCGCATACAGGACAAAACGTCTGATGCTGCAACGTTTTCCGATGACGGGTCGGACACGAAATATGTTGACATGCAACTTGTGTACGACGATTCGCAGTTGTGGAATAATGTTGTTGTCACACGGACAGGCGGAACAGAACAGACAGCTAACGACGCCACTTCGGAAGGTGACTACGGGACCAGGAACCTGCATTTGTCCGAAACCCTGCACGTTGCCGACGGCGAAGCTAACGCTTTAGCCGAATGGTTACTTGACGAATTCAAAGATGTTCGGGTCAGGGTTCCCGAATTGGTGGTGAAACCTGAAGGTGACGGTTCGACCGTGTTTTGGGCGGATTGTTTGGGGTTGGAGCTGTTAGACCGGGTGAACGTCGAAAAAAAGTTACCGGGTGACAATTTCGACGGAGACTTCCACGTTGAGGGTGTGTCGCATGATGTGTCGATGGTCGGTCAACGGTCGTGGACCACCACCTTCCAGTTGTCGCCTGTCCTACCTCACGATGATTGGTGGATTTTGGGTACATCGGAACTTGGCACTGACACAAGGTTGGGGTATTGATGCCTACTTCTAATGGTCAGGTCGGACGGTACGATATCCGCCGGGAGGCTGTCCACACGGATCATATTGTGGACGAGGCGGTTGTTACGGCGAAGATTCCTGATTTGGCGGTGACGTTCCCCGACAAGATAGACGACCCGGTATGGTCCACCACGTTTCAAGGTAGGGCGTTCACGAACGAATCGTTAGACACCACATTCCAAACGTTCACCGATATTACGTTTGATGTTCCGTCGTGGGTTGACAATGTGTCCGTGTTCGCTATGGGCAGATTCCAAATAACGAACACGTCAGGGTCTGACTACACCGTTTACCCTGGTATCGAAATCGAGGGTGAAGTACGGGGGGGTGTCTCTCAGTTCGTTCCGAATAACTCAACTCAGTCGATGATGATGTCGCGAGTGGACGATTTGATTGGTGTGGCAGGGTCAACCCTCGCCGTGACAATGGAAGTGGCGTTGTCTGCTGGTTCCAATTCTGCCAACTTCGGGATTATTAACGGAATCGTGGTGGGTACTAGATGATCCAACGAACCGCCGACGGGTACAACATCAAACACAACAACCGGTTCTACCATCTGACCGAACAGTGGTTGGACGAAATTTGGCACCACCAGGTCAAACACCGCCGCGCCAACGTGGACGGCCGGGTGATACAGGGCGACCAAGAGAAAGCGTACAACCGGCTCCGCTACGCGTTCTTCCACGACGCTTCCGCCAATGAAATCCTCGAGTTGTTCGTCGAGTTCCGCGACGGGTTGACGAAGAACCGGCAGAACCGCGCCAATCTAGGTTTGAAAACGGTGACGAAGGACGGCGACGAAGATTTGCGGGCTGTCGCCGCGGGTGCGCCGGTCCGACCGTGGAACGCAGCAACTAGACCGAAACCGGAAGGGTTCGACGAGTTTATTAGGGGGCAGCGTGCAAACCGCGACTAAATACCATCGGGTCCGCATCGAAGCAACCCTCGCGAAAGCTGGGGTTGCCACGTTCAAGGGGGAAACCGTCACCGCATATTTGAACCACGGCCGCTGGGTTGCCGACTGCCCGTGCAACGGGGCGGAGCTTGTAACCCCCGGCGAAACCATGCTGTGCGGTTCGTGCGGAGCGGAACACAAAGTGGGTTTCCCGACGAAGAAACAACGCGGCGAAATTGAAACGCTGCTAGCGAAAAGAAACCCGCCTAACCAGAACTGGCACGGTGAAACCGTCGACGAACTGTTAGCGGAGAACATCGAACACGGGCTGTGGGAGGACTTGTGAGCCGGGAAATCGAGCTTGCGTGGGCTGCCGGGTTCTTCGACGGCGAGGGTTCGATATCTGCTGGCGTGGCCGCTAGGAACGGTGGGGCCGTGTACCTAAATATGAGCGTCGGCCAATCGGGGGACAGCAAGACGACCCCTCCGGCGTCTCTCGAGCGTTTCCGTGACGCTGTTGGCTGCGGAACGATTCGTTATCGACGCAAGCGACAGAATCTCGGCACACGGCCGATGTGGTATTGGCACGCCGACGGTATAGAGGACACCAAGCAGGCAGTTCGGGCGCTTCTCCCGTTCATCCTCGAGAAGCGTGACCAGGTTGCCGAAGCGATGGCGCTCAGGCACGAATGGGAAGGCCTCTTTGCTGATAGGAAACGGTTCTGTAAGCGAGGCCACGAGTTCACCGAGAACAACGTTTACACCTATGAAAACCGGCCGACTCCTGCGCGTCTTTGTCGGGCGTGCAATCGGGAGAACACCCGGAAGTCCAGGGTCAGCCGCAGGGCTCAGGACTCTCTCTTGGCGGCAGAAGGGGTGGGGTGATCTTATGGCGTGGACAGCGCCTCGATAACGCACCTGGGTCACGTCAGAGGTAGTTACCGCAAGCCACATGAATTCGCACGTTCGGGATAACCTGTTGGAGACAGCCCCAGCTAAGGCTGCTATTGCCGGCCAGTATTTTGTGGCGACGGGGGCGAACGCTATCACCGTTGCTCGTGCTGACACCGACGAAGTGTTAACTTCGGAAACGACCGCGTCGACCTCGTTCACGAACCTATCAACGTCTGGTCCGTCAGTGACCGTAACCGTTCAGTCTAGGGCCATGATTTTTGTTTCCGCTCGCGTGTTCAACTCGACGGCTGGCGCACTGAACCTTGTCAGTGTGGATATTAGTGGTGCGTCTACTGTGTCATCCGCTGATAACAGGGCCCTCTTGTACGAGTCTGGTAACGCTAACGATAACCTTATGGCAACCTGGAATTACATGCACACTGGTTTGTCGTCGGGTTCGACCACGTTCAAACTCGAGTATCGTGTGACTGCGGGGACGGGCACTTTCTCTAACCGTCGTATTGTTGTGGTCCCCTACTAATGGCACTCCCACTGGTTTGGCTTGCTGATGCTCTCACAGAAGCAGGATTAGACGTTGAGGAACACACTGGGTGGAAAACCCGGAGCTCCCCAACATCAAACTCGTATAATCCGGTTGGGTTGTTGAACCATCACACGGCGGGGTCGTCGATCCTTTATAATTATCCTGATCCTCCCTGGTGGACAAACACCCGGTTAGAGGATTCGTGTAATATTACGATCAAACCCGATGGGACCGTGGCCGTGTTGAACGCTGGCTACGCGTATGATTCAGGGCAGGGCGACCCTAAGGTCCTGACGCGCGTACTTAATGACTGGCCGATTCAACCTCCTACTGATACTGACCCCGACGACCGGATATTGGGTAACCCGTATTTCATTGATATAGAAGTGCAACATAAGGGTGATGGCGGGCCGATTGTTGGTGTTCAACGTGATGCTCTCATCAGAACTAATGCGGTTATCTGCGAGCACATGGGGTGGAATCCGGCGACCCGGTTGTTGGGTCACCGGGAGTGGACGGTAAGAAAACCAGACCCGAAATGGGATGGGTTCACTAACCCCATGCATCAGATTCGAGCAGACACACTTAAACTAATAGGAGATGTGATGACACCCGAACAGGAAGCCAAACTTGACCAGCTGATCGTGTTGTTGAGCGAAGTTCATAATGTTATAGGTATTGGACAGCGGGAAGACGGGGCACAAGTTTTAAGACACACTGAGTCGAACCTTTCCCACTATTTGCGGCAGGTTCTACCAGAGGACACTGCCGACCGGACCGACGCTAAAATTGTGAACCGGTCGGAATGAGCCAACAACTGTGGGTGGTCGCCGGGGTTCTCACAGCCGCCTTTCTGTTATGGTTCACTAAGTACGCTATCCGGGCGATAGCCGCTCAGGTTGTTTCCCAAATCGGCGATTCGCTGCAGGACCGTTGGAAACAAGACATTACTGAAGCTATCCTCCCCTTACAGGAGGAGCTTTCTTATAATGGTGGTACGTCCGTGAAAGACATGGTGCGCAGGATCGAACGTCAACTGGAACAGTTCCTGGCAGGATGAGCGTCACACACCAGCCGTGTAAGTGTGGTAGACCGTTCGACGCTTACTCTGCGGTTATCAATGGTAGGAACCGACGAATGGTGTTCTGCTGGTTCTGTGACGGGCATTGGGGCGGCAGCGAAAACCGGCCAGATGACCCGCGGCGGAACTGTAAGTGGAAGGGTGCAGCCCAAACGAACTGTCCCTGCCACCCGAAAGGTTTTGTGTAAAACCCCTGGTCAAATCTTCGTTCTAACACGTTTCTTTTTCCCGTCTGGTAGTGGACACCCCACAAAAGCGAGGTAATCATGGAAATAGCCAAAGCCGTAGCAGCGGGCGCGGCGGCAGCGATAGGTTCGCTTCTGCTCGTCCTCCAAGGCAACGAAACGTTCTCCGACGTGAACACGGTCGAATGGTTGACCGTAGCCCTGAACGTTCTCGGATCCTACGGGATTGTTTGGGCTGTACCTAACCGACCCCAACTTTAACCGGGGTTTGTGATGGCGAGGGACATCAACTTCGACAACCTATACACAAGCACCACTGGCCCGTGGGCTCCGAAATCGGACGAGGCCACCGACTGGTTGAACGCCCTGGTGGACGATATTCGTTCGAGGGGCCGCGAACCGAACTGGAATGCGGTGTTCAAAGTTTTCAAAAACGGGTTTCCTGATGACGCACCCCGCAGCGTTGACACGGTGAAAGGGTACGTTCGTAGGGTGCTCGATGAGTGAATTCGACGAGTTATACCCTCGCCGGGTGCGGTTACTGTTTTACGACATTGAAACCGCGCCGATGCTTTCGTTCCACTGGCAACCCAAAACGGAGTATGTGGCTGGACCGATGAACGAATCGGACGACCGTTTCTTATTGTGTTGGTCGGCTAAATGGTCCGATTCGTCGCAGGTGCTGTCGGGTAGGGTCACACAGAAGGAAGCGAAAGCGCAAGACGACACTCGGATCGTTGGCGGGTTAGCCGATTTGATGAGGGAAGCACCGTATGTGGTCGCTCACAACGGCAACAGGTTCGATTACAAGCGGGTCAACGCCCGGCTGCTGGTCAACAAACTGGCTCCGTTGGGTAACGTTCAAATGATAGACACCCTGTCGGTTGCCCGCCAGTCGTTCGACCTTCCGTACAACAACCTGAATTATTTAGCTCAGAAACTCGGGTTCGGGGAGAAACTTCACACTGATTTTGGGTTGTGGCGTCGAGCTTTCTACGGGGAAGTGTCAGCGTTGAAAGAGATGGAGGCGTACAACCGGCAGGACGTTGTCTTATTGGAGCATGTGTTTCACGCTATCGCCCCTTACGCTAAAACCCTACCTCGGTTGGTTGATGCAGCTGAATGGCGGGAGGAACTTTGCCCGTACTGTGGGGCGACCGAGCGGGCCCGTAGCGGAGTTTACCGGACGAAGGTGAACAACTACCCGAAATTCAGGTGCGAAGGCTGTAAACGTGAATATAGGGGTTGGCAGTCTATTGGCAGCAAACACGCCGGGACGGTGGGATTATGAAGTTTTTATTGGAACGCATAAAGTTAAGAATTGCAGAGGAGTTGCATAATGTTTGGCAGTGTGAAAAAGTTGTTGGCGGGAACCCTGGTGTCGGTCCTGTTCGTTGGGGTCGCTTACGCTGTTACTGGTTCCCAACCGCCCGCGGACGCTCACTGCGTGGAAGTGTCAGAACTGGGGGTGTGGGTGTGCGGAACGACAACGACCTCTACGACCACATCAACAACCTCCTCAACGACTTCAACAACTTCACCGTCTACAACCACCACAACCCCGTCTACGACGACGACAACAATTGTTCCACCTTTCCAAGCCGACCAGTGTGTGCTGAACACTATTAAGATCGACAAATTCGACCGAAGCGGAAACCCAAAGTCAAAGTTCGACATCGAAGTTTCTCTAACTCAGGGCGGAGGGTTTCTTTGGGTAGCCCCATACCTTCACAATCTCGGTAATGGATACGGGTGGATTTCGGGTGATCGGGCCGGTTACGCCGGTGCGTACATGTTTCTCGTCGATATCGAAGGGGAAAACAAGGGCTTAGTTGTGGCAAGGGTCCTCTTCCATAACGCCAACCCCGACGACCTTGACCCCTCAACAGATCAGTATGTTCGAATCAACGATTCGAAGATGTGGGAAATCCAACAGACCAACCTTGGTTATGGCGGAATGTGCACCAGTGGAGACCCTAATCATCCAACCGACCCTCAACGCCAATTTCAGGTTCCGTCCGGGACCACTGAATACGGGCCGGCCGGGTCGTTCGACGAGGTGCGCCCCCTGATACCCATAATCGTTGATGGTGTTGTGGTCGAGGACCGGTCGTATACGAACACCGTGAAGAAGCAAGGTGGGTTCGTGTTCCAAGACGGCGGTTTGACCACTGTCCCGTTCACTGATTTTAATGGTGTTGGTGGAACCCCCCACACTGTTTATGAACGGCAGATTGTTTTGGTGGTGCAAGATTTGCCTGTTGACGGTCCGACCATCACCGGGTTCGTTTACTACGACATTTTGGATCCTGTAGCAAGTTTCGGTAGTTGATCTACTGAACAAGTCCGGGTTGGGCGCCCCAGGGTGTTTCCCTCCCACCCATCCGAGCCGCTTTCCCCTCGGAGATCGCCCAACCCGCTGCGAAAAACCCCCCGTTCCTGCCCGCTAAGGGCCAGTGCGGGGGGTTTTTCTTATTGCTGGCTGAGCGTGATAGCTCGACTGTCAATCGACGATCATTGTACCCCTAGACAACCCAAACGGGTGGGTACTTGACATGAATATTGGGGTGCTGTACTTTGTCAAGTGAAATGTCAAGTGACCGGAGCGGCGAAGTCCGCAAACTATACGAAACGGGGCTCACCGTAATTCAGATAAGCAAACTGTTGGGGATGACCCGGCAAGGCGTTTACTACAACCTGAACAAACTCGGGTTGCCACTACCAACCGAGAGAGAAAAACAATGATCCGCCGTTTCATAGTTCGGGTTTCAAAGCCAGTAGTCACCAAAATCAACAACCGGCTGAACGTTTACAAGATCAGCCAATTGGAGGGGAAATGAGTACAACTATCAAAACGGCGGCCATTGGGGCGGGACTGTTAGCAGCCCTCGACCTCATATCCACCCGGCTAGTCCTCGCCCTAGGCGGAGTCGAAAACAACCCGCTGATGGTCAACATTGCAGGAGCCCCATCCGGTGTAGTCCTGAAACTAGTAGTCACCCCCCTGATCCTATTCCTGATGGTCAAATACGGTGCCCGCTACGCACCGAAACTCGCTACGGCCACGCTCACGTTCATCGTTGCTGTTTACGGGCTGGTCGTGGCGAGCAACTTCATGGTTGTGGGGGTGCTCGTATGAGCGACAAGTTTCTGTTCGCAGTGTTCGCAATGCTCCTAACAACCGTTTTCGCACTACCAGCGTTCGCCGACAGCAATTGCAGCACTTTCTACAACCATTCGGGGTTCGTCCCAGGTTCCTACGATTACGCCAACTTCTACGAGAACGGGTTCGAACCGCTGCTCAACGTCCGCACAAACGGCCAAAACATCAATGTTCCGCCACCGGAAGGGAGATCATCTTGGGATATTGTAGAGAAATGCCACGACCCGGCGGTTACCACTACGTCCACTGCGCCGACCACAACAACCTCAACCCAGCCGACAACCACAACAACACAGGAGTCAACCACGACAATTCAACCAACGACAACAACTACCTCGAGTTCCTCTACGACCCTACCGGCCGACCCCTCCACTACATTAAACCAGGAGCTGCCGTTCACCGGGACCAGTAACGGACCAGCCTTCCTGGCTGTCGGCGCAGGACTGATCCTCGCCGGTCTCATAGTCATCAGCGTGGGGGAACCCGAATGAGGCATGTTGTGTGGGTGGTCGCAACCATCCTGTTTTGGGTGTGGATCATATTGGAGGTGTTCGGATGACCCTTAAAAACAGGCTGTACCTGGCAGCACTGGCCGTCTGCTTGGCTGCCAGCCAACTTGCATGGTTGAACCCGCTGTGAGCGTTTTAGACGACCTGCTACCCCAAACATCTGTCAGTAGGTCAACGCAGATCACCGTTGACGGAACAACCGATTTGGTGCGCATCAAATTCACCTACTTCGACGGACACATCGGGCTAGTCCATTTGACGGCTGAACAGGCGAAAAGGTTTGCTGCAGATCTGATGGTGTGCAGCTACGAAATCGAACCAACGAACTAAACGAAAGGGAAAAGCAGAATGCTTCTGAAAGAAATAGCAACCAAATACAACCAAACAGTACTCGATTACCTAGACCGGGAACTCGAGGAAGGCGATGCTGCGTTCGACGTGAAGGATTGGAGTACGAAACGATGACCGACCAACGCAACCAACAAAAAGGAACAGGACACCGCATGACCAACCAGTGGGTTCGTTTTGTACCAGTCAACCCCAAAAGGTTCAGTAGAGATGAATGGAAAGAATGGTTCGATGGGCTGACCGACGACCAACAACAACAGTTAAGAGACAAGGCGAAGTGGGAGCATATGACTCTTTCAGCCGTGGCTATGGAGTGGGGGGTTCAGAAGTGACTGACCTGATTGACGAAAGGAGATGAGGGTGACCGACCAACTAGCCGAAGCCCGCTGCGCTGCATGCGGCGAGCCCGGACACAGTTACGGCCGTAACGAGGGCATGGAACGGTATGACCCGATGGCGTGTATCAACACACTGCGAGGGAGGTTGGAGGCGTGTTCCTCCATCACCGACGAACGGATATCTCAGATCGCAGTAGCGATGGACGGCTACTCAGACCTGTACGAGTTAACCCAGAGACAGATCGAGGACGGTTTCAATATCCAACCGATGATGGACAGGTTCATATCAGGGCCCACCGTTGGACATATTCCTTTTTCGTTGGCCCACTCATAAACGGCATGGTCATCATGCACACCTGTGACAATCCGCCGTGCGTCAACCCGCGCCACTTGCGCCAGAACACACCCCAAGCCAATAACGACGACAAGGTCGCCAAGGGTCGTCACGCCCAACTATGGGGCACGCCCCTCAGGCGCTCGCAACAAACACATTGTCGGCGGGGTCACCCATTCGACGAAACCAACACACGAATCATGAAATCAGGCCACCGTCGATGCAAGGCGTGTGAGCGGAATCAACGCTCGCAATTGGTACTGGAAACAGAGGAAGGGGGGTGGCGAATGAGTGTGAAATACCTCGTGGGCGATGTCTTCGAGAGGATGGCCGAATTGCCGGACAATTCTGTTGACCTCGTGTTGACGTCGCCCCCTTGACCCTTCCTGGCGCTCCGGTCTTACCTACCCGCTGACCACCCGGACAAGGCGAAAGAAATAGGGTCGGAACGCACCCCCGCCGAGTTCATCGACGTGCTACTGAAACTGTCGGCGGAGTGGCGCAGGTTGTTAGCTCCGCATGGGACGTTGGCGGTGGAGTTGGGCGACACCTACGCCGGGTCGGGCGGAGCCGGGGGCGATTATGGGCAGGATGGATTGCGGTCGGGTCAGGAACGCTATGACGGGTCGGCCCGCCGCGGATCTGGTCGTGCTGGTGGGGAGGACGGACAATCAACGATTCCGGGCCGAAAACACTACACGGTTGACAAGTCAGGAACGGAGTGGCCGTTGGCTAAATCGTTGACTCTCGTACCCGAAGCGTACCGCTTCGCATTGGCCTACGGCATCAACCCCCACACCGGCGTCGAATCACCAGCTGGGCGGTGGCGGGTCCGGAATGTGGTCCGGTGGGTGCGTCCCAACCCTCCTGTTGGTGCGTTGGGCGATAAGTTCCGTCCGGCCACTTCTGAGTTGGTGGTGGCGTGTACGTCGGGTAAACGGTGGTTCGATTTGGACGCAGTACGCGAACCGTCTGACTATCACCGGGAAAGCCTCTACACGAACAAGGAGACACCGCCAGGGCAACGCCCAAACATGTCGCAACACACCACTAACCCTGCTGGCGCTCCTCCTTTGGACTGGTGGAAGATCAGCCCCAAAGGCTACGCGGGCGCCCACTACGCCGTCTGGCCCGCTGAACTCTGCGTGAAACCTATTGAGGCGATGTGTCCGCGGGAGGTGTGCCGGGAATGCGGACAACCAAGAGAACGGGTCGTCGGAGAAGCCGAGTACGAGAGGACGGACACCGACCGTGTACCGGCTCGGCTTGCCATGACCGACGGCTCACGTCGCGCCGAGAAGGTCAACCAGTTCGGAATGGACAACGGTTCCAACACATCCGTCGTTCGCAATGCTCCAACCCTCGGCTGGTCTGACTGCGGCCACGACAACTACCGGCACGGACTCGTCCTCGACCCATTCGCCGGAACAGGCACCACCCTCGCAGTAGCCCACGGCCACTCAAGGGACGCTATCGGCATCGACCTCGATTCCAGAAACGCCGAACTAGCCCGTGACCGGGTGGGCCCAATGTTCCTCCAGGTAGAACAATGAGCCTAAACCAGCAAACCGGCGGATCCTGGAGAGACGAAGCAGCATGCTACAACCAGTCCGACACGTTCATAAACATCAAACATTTCATGAAAGCTGCCAGGATATGCGACATGTGCCCAGTCAAACCCGAATGCCGCCGAGAAGCACAAAAACTAGGGAAATACGCGATAGGAACATGGGCGGGAACCTGGCAAGGAGACTATGAATGACCGACTTCGAAACAGCCGTAACAGCCAACATCCGCAAACTCGCCAAACTCGTCGAACAGATCGCCCGGTTAAACGGATACGAACAAACAGCGGTAACAGCCAACGAAACAGCAGAAGACATACTAGACGCATACAACCAGCATTTAACAGAGGGAACAGAATGAGCGGACCAGCCCTAGCTAGAGGGAAAACAGGCCGACGGTATGTTTGGCCGCCCAACACTGACAAACCCGAACTGGTAGTCCCATCAGTGACCACCATCATCGGCAACATGAACAAACCCGCCCTGCCCAACTGGGCTGCGAAAGAAGTCGCCACATACGCTGTCGAGAACATGCTTGCATGGGAAAACCTCCCACCGAAAGACGCCATAGACCTCCTCAAACGTGCCCCGTACCGGAACATGACACGGAAAGGCGACATCGGCACCGCCGTACACGCAGCGATCGAAGCGACAGCATCCGAACACGACGCCCCCCCAATCGACCCCGACCTGCTCCCCTACGTCGCCGGAGCCGTCCAATTCTTAGACGACCTCGTCGAAACGGTCGTCCACCTCGAGGTGACAGTTTTCAACCGGACATGGGAATACGCCGGCACCACCGACGCCATACTCATCCTAAAAGACGGCCGAACCGCGATAACCGACTGGAAAACATCCAAAAACATTTACCCCGAAGTCGCGTTACAGCTCCAGGCGTACGCATCCGGCGAATTCATAGCACACGCAGACGGCACCCAACAACCACTACCACCCATCGACGTCGGACTAGCAGTCCACCTACCCGGCAACACCACATACGCTGCCAAAGAGGTTCCGCTATCAGATAGGTTGTTCAAAACGTTCGCAGCGTTACGCACTCTGCAGGCGTGGAAAGATAACTACGAAAAGGACTGTTTCTCCACGGTCCACAAAGGGAAAGGAACAGGGTAATAACGTTGAAAGTGTCCGGACGATCAGGTTCGGCGAAAAAAGGAAAGGGCACAAAACAATGGTGCAAATAAAAATGGAAAGCGGCAGCGGGTTCCTCCACGAACCCGACGAATGGTTAACAGCCACCCTCGACCGGGTAGAAGAAGGAGACGACTACGGGTACGGGCCCACAGTCAAACTCATACTCCAAATCGACGGAGACATCGACGACGGCGGAACACAACACGAAACATGGGCGATGGCATCACAAAAACTGTCACCCCGCAGCAAACTATACGGGTGGATAAAAGGAATCGACCCCAACCTACTACCCGCCGAAGGAGAAACCGTCAACCTAGACGACCTCGCCGGCCGCCGCGTCGAAGTCATGTTCGAACACGAAGAAACACCAGAAGGAACCAAAGAAAAAGCCACCCGAATGCGAGGATCCAAAACCCCACCACCCAAAAACCCTGCACCCACCCCCACAGACCTCGAAAAACCATTCTAACCAAGTTTAGAATTGTCCATTAGAGAAACCCTCAAACGTCTACCAGCAGACTATGAAGTGGTTATCAAATCCAAAACCAGCCCGGCCGAATACAAAGACCGGGCTGGGGATTTGGTCGCCGACGACGGCCACACCATCAACCTCGACGAATACGAACTCATCACCGCCGTCCACATACCCGGAGATCCCGAACCCGGCGAATTCGACCTATCCCCAGGCGACCACATATTCACCATTCCCCTCGAAGTAGAAAACATATGGGGCAAACACCAAGAATCACTATGGGCCACCGGCGAACCCCTCATGATCTACGGCCCCACAGGAATCGGCAAAACCACCCTCGCCGGAAGACTCCTACTCTCACTAATCGGCGTAGACCCCACAGAACTACTCGGATACCCCATCAACCCAATAAACCCCGGCCGGACCATCCTCTACATCGCAGCAGACCGACCCAAACAAGCCATGAGAAGCCTCAGACGCATGGCACCCCCCACCGCAGCCTCCCTACTAAGAGAACGGCTAATAATCGAACACAAACGCCAAATATGGGCGTCAGAAGACGACCCGAACATGATGTGGCGCGCCGCGCAACAAGCAAAAGCCCAAACAATATTCATCGACTCCAGCAAAGACCTCGCAGGCGGACCCCTAAAAGACGAAGGGCCAGCCAAAGCACTCATGGACGCAATCCAAATATGCATAGCCAACAACATCGACGTAGCCATGCTCCACCACCCACGGAAAAGCACCCAAGAAACCAGCAGCAAACGCCAACTCGACCTCGACGACGTATACGGGTCAGCATGGTTAACAGCCGGAGCCGGATCCGTCCTACTCGTAGACGGCAAACCCGGAACCGGAATCCTCCGGTTAGAACAACTCAAAGCACCAGCAATGTTCGTAGGCGAAATGGAAGTGACAGTCAACTACGAAACCGGCGAACTGACCAAACGAACCACCAGAGACTTAGACGTGTGGATCAAAGACTACGGAATGCCCATCACAGTCCGAATGGCAACCGCATACAAACTGAACATACCCGAAGAAACCGTCGACACCAACTCATACGAATACAAGAAAATGAGGCAACACCTCGAACGGTTAGAAAACGACGGGCTAGTAGTACAAACCGAAACAACCGGCAACGCCAACAGGTACCAATGGTACGAACACGTCAACCAACTATAAAAGGATACCCAGACCACCAAACAGGAGAAGAACAAATGCATCCAATCAACAAGGTTCGCAAGTTCCTGAACGAACAATACAACACTGACAAGTATTCGTCGGTCGGTCGGGCTGCTGGTGAGAAGTACCGCACAGAACTGCAGGACGTAGACCCTTACGAGCGAATAGAACAACTGATAGCGAGATCTGCCCGACTGCAGGACAAGCTAAATCTAGCCAAAGAGTTAGTGGCTATGTCCATCGGCTTTAGGGACACCTTAAGCGACGACGACCTTTTTACCATCCTAGCTGCACGGGTAGTAGCGGAGGGCAAGCCACATCTCTGGGAAGGAACAGAAGAATGAGCGAACCCCGTATCGTCGTCGAAGCCCCCTGCGAACACGGCCGCTACAAAGGACACTACTACATGTACCCAGAAGCTAGGGGCGCTCACGCACCCTTTGGTCTGCGCGCTGGTTTCTGTTCTGCTGCTGATCGGGTGGTCTACACCAGAGAAGAAGCCATTGCGCTGCTGGAATCGTCCAGCGTTTATGAGGAGGCATGGCAGGACTGGCATGCCTTTCCGTGTGACGAAATAGTCAATGCTTTGTTGGGGAGTGAACCGTTGAAAGAGAGGAAACCAAACCCAAAAACCTAAAAAGGGAGGGTGTCCAGACCAATGTCCAGACTTTACGTTAACAAAATGTAAAACCCCAGGTCAAAGCATATACAAAGTCTGGACACCAAAAGTCTGGACAAAGTCTGGACACTCTGTATGAAAAACGGCAAAACCCCAGGTCAAAGGGTCTGGACACAAAGTCTGGACATTTTCCCCCCATCTATAAGAGGGGGAATATCCAGACTTCCCCACCAAACAGGAGAAAAAAATGACCAACCAGCCGCTCGAGTGAAAGGAAGCAACTAGTGAAAACCAAACCCAAAAACCTCGGAACACAACTCGAAACATGGACAGTCCGAAAAGCACAAACACACAACCTCACCGCCGAACGACTCCCAGAAGGCGGAACCAACGACCGCGGCGACATCAGAATCCAAACAAACATCGAATGGATCGGAGAATGCAAAAACCGAACCAACCTCAACATCCACCAAGAACTAACCAAAGCCATCAAAAAAGCAGGACACCCACACACCTTCATCGTATGGAAACGCCTAACCCGCAAACCAGGAAACACCAACCGCACACAACCCGGACCACCAATCATCGCACTAACCGTCGAAACGTTCCTCCAACTCCTAAAAGAAACAACAACCCAATAGGAGCACACCAGTGAACAAACAAGAACGCGCCGAAATGAACCGACTAACCAAACAACACACCAAAGACCGCGCAGCATGGCACAACGAAAAACAACGCCTACAAGCACGCACACACACCGGCATCAACCAACTAACCAACGAATGGCCCGACCTCCCCGACCTCCTACAAATCCTCACAGAAATCCACGAAGCATCAACACCAGGACACGCCACCATCACCGACACCACCAGATCCCCCAACCACGACTACATCACACCAGACGGACGGACACTCAAAGAAGGAGCCTCCACAGCTAAAGCAAGAGGCACCAAAGGGTGGGCAACCAAACAACTCGCAGCACTAGTAAAACGGTTAGAAAACAGCATGGACCCGGACCGCATAAGAGAAGAAAAACCCAGATGCGGACGCAACACATGCACAGGCCAATGGAAAAGACAACCCTACGGAGTGACAATCTGCGGGTTCTGCGGCGAACCCATCAAACAACCACCAAAACAGGTAGCTTCTGGCAACGGAAAAAAACCAACCACCATTTGACAAAACCCCAACCCCACACTAAATTACAAACGTGTAATTAAATAACTTGCTACAATTGCACACTTTTCCACCAGGACAGGACGGTCAACAAGTGGCTAAACCCTGGTACCGGTGGCCCCCCGGCCTACGCCAACAAATCCTCCAACGGGACCACCACACCTGCCGTATCCAACTACCTGGATGCACCCACCAAGCCCAGGTCATCGACCACATTATTCCGGTATCTCGAGGCGGATCCTGGTTCGATCCGAACAACCTCCGGGCGGCCTGCCAGAAATGTAACCAGGCACGCCGTACCCTCCACTCCCCCTCACCTAGTGTTGAACACTGGTAGCACGGGGGGGTACGGTCGTCACGGGTTGGGTGGCCGCCACGCTGAGGACGGACACTCAAAGAAGGAGCCTCCACAGCTAAAGCAAGAGGCACCAAAGGGTGGGCAACCAAACAACTCGCAGCACTAGTAAAACGGTTAG